GTCAACAACCGTGTTGCAGCCTGAAGGGTCACCGGCTGAGGTTGGTTGGGTTGGTTTGGGAGGTCACTTCCTCCCGGTTATCTCACCCCCTCACTTCGTTCGGGGGGTGAGTAACCAGGGAGTCAGTGGGTCGGCTCGACAGATCGAGACAAGGCTAAAAGCCTTGCCCCACTTGGCTTTTCGCGTGTTTCATCCTCCGCGTGCGTGCGTTGAAGTAGCCCCCTCAGCGAAGCTGAGCCCCCCGGCATGGGGGGTCCGGCCCCGGCGTGGCGTTAATATATGCCTTCAGAAAATTGTACCAAAATTTAAGCCCACATAGCCTCATAAATACCAGGACAATTCTCCTTCAACAGCTTCCGACATCCCTCAGCAATCACACGATGCTCTAATTGGGTCCCAGAAGCCCCTCTAAGGTCGATGTAATGCATCCAAGACCTCAGAGTACCATTCATGTACAAAGTCGTCTCTGAGGCCATTGGAAGCACCTCTCGTGCACACTCCTTTGCAACCCCCATATCAAGCATCTTTTGATACAGAGCAAAGCAATCTGTAAACACCTGATCAATCTCATCTTGCAGATACCATTTTGTATCCTCATCAAGATCATCAATACTATTCTGCCTATTCTTAACATCCTGTCTCCTAAGCATAGGAAGACCAGGGCGTTCTTGAACAGCAGCATACCGTTGACTAAATTCTTGAAAGCTAAAGCTGCGATGTCTAAGGATCTGTGCAGCAATAGCTCGGTTAGTTTTGATCTCCACGACCATGTTAGCCATTTCAAAAGGAGACCAGTGTTGATGATTAATCAGGTATTTAAGCAGTTTAGGTGCTGTGTCGTGGTTGTGTTGATTGGTAGGATTACTAACCCGTGCACAATAGGCTACAAGCTTTTCAGCATCGGGAGTAATGGATACCAATCGAACGGTGTGGTTAGCGGTTTGGGTCATTTAGAAACCAATTAAGCGGGTAAAGTCAGCATTACCAATAGCTCTCAATACAGCATCCTTTTCTCGTTTAAGGGTTCTAGCTGCATCAATAGCCATATTAGCAAGACCTGCTCCAAGGTTAACAGCTTGAGCTTGAGGAGCTGGTACTGCTGTTGTTGCTGCTCCTGCTGCAGCAATAGAAGCTTGGAGTTTATTAACAGGAGTTGGTTGTTTAATGGCTTGTTGTGTTCTAGCTGTTGCTTCTTGAACATCAAGAGCAGCTCCTGCTACAGGAATAAGACCTAGGACTGGTTTAGGAATGCTAGCACCAATAGCCCTTAGGGTCTTTGGGACATCAACATCCAGGGGAAGATAATTCCACCGTCCTCCTAGCCTTGCTCCTTTAGCAGCATTTTCACTAGGACTAAGCAAGCCCATATTCCAGGGAGCATGAAGACCCCCTTTCTCTAGGGGTATACGGTGGTCAACTTGAAGACCCCGTTTAGTTGCATCTTCATACAAGTTATCAACCATCATTTGTTCAATGGATGATAGCTTAGGAGATTGTTGGAGTTTTACTGCTTTACGAGTTGCTGTTTTATCAGCCCGTTCAGAAGCTTGTTTAAGCTGGTAACCTCCTGATCCTCTACCACCTTTTTGAATGGTATAGAGTTCTCCTTCATATTCAAATTGAGCAGGAACTCTTTTAACATTAAGTTCATCACCACCTGCTCGTCTTGCTTGGTAAGCTTTAAGTTCTTCTTGAAAGATACTATCAGGAACTTTACCAAGGTGTTTATATTCTTTATTTAGAACAAACCCTTCACGGCCAATAGCAGCCATGCGTTTATCCCCACTGGGTTTGATGGTTGGGTCATTCTTGAACCAACTTTCATATAGTTTTTGTTTACGAGGATCATCTGGGTTAAGCTCCCATATACCATTAGGAAGAGCTTCTTTAATTTTCATAAACTCTTTTTTAAGAGCATAGACTCCCATCCCCTCTGTCTTAACAACATCAATATACCCTCTACCTTCATCAGGCAGGAATGTAATTTCTACAGGGCCATATTTAAAGAAGGATTCACCAGTAGGACCAATCTTCTTTAGTGCTTTTTTAATCTTATTAGTAAGGGCGTTACTACTCATGATATATAATGATGGCAATAGGTAGTTAAAGAGTAAGAATAAAAAGAATAATAAGATTAATAATAGAAGATGGTTCAGTGGCGGGGGACGCGGGCAGCGGAAACGGGGGCACCACTCCCCGTGTTTTACTGTGGGGTTAAAGCAGTTTTAGGTGCGATATTAGATGGAAACCCAGTTAGGAACTGAGTTTTTAGATTTACCTCTTGCTTCTTGTCTTTGAGGTAATGTCATCCCTAAAACCATATGGTTAGCGGCTGATTGTGGGTCATCCATCCAAGCTTGTTGAAGGTCATTCCATTCATCATTTTTACGACGGATAATTTCTTGATTAGCAGAGATACTCATGGCATCAGTAAAGTACTTAACACCTTGAGCAAGAGCATCTAATCTGTCGTCATGCTTAATGGCACCTTTTTCTCTACACATCCTGCTCATCTGGTAGAAGAGCATGTAGAGGAGTCTTGATTCAGGAGGAGCTTCAGGATTAGAACGGTAATCCCATTCAATGATCTTAGGGTCAATTACCAATCTATGTTGGTTCATGATTGGTTCAAGAGCATCAATGATCCGGTCTTCTTTACGGACTGTTGCTCGTACTTCTTCAATGTCTATGGATTGTTTGGTTTGGATGAGGTGTTTTTTAAACAGCTCTGCGACGATACCGTCTCCGAAGTTTGTTTCAATGATGAGTTTGGTAACATTGAAACGCTTACACCCACGAAGGATGTCAAGAAGTGTACTGTCGCTATAACCATCGCGGTACGCTCGTACTTGGTGAACGTAGAGAAATCCATTAAGTTGAGAAATATAGACAGCTGCTGTTTCGTCAGTACCTCGACCAGAGGGGTCTACAGAGCAGATGGTTTCTTGGTAGGGTGTCCATTCACCCTGAGTTTGCATGGGGGTGTAGAAGTAATCCCCAGGCAATCCTACAGCAGGCAGGTCTTTAAGAATGTTTCTTGGATCAGAACACCAGATAATGTTTTCTGGACCTTGGGTAGGATTAACAGGATAAACAATCAGGTCAGTAAATTTAAGAGGAAACTTCTCAGCATCAGACAAGCTGGTATCCAGCATGAACTGCAACATGAAGTTGCTTCGACCCATTGCTGATTCACGTTCAAGCAGGTCGTTTTCTTTAAATCGGCTGTCTGTTGGTTTCCAGATCAGGTCTTTACCGTTGTCTAGATCTTCAACCAGTTGAGGAGCTAGAAGCCCATCATACATTTCCGTTTTGCGTGGGTATCTAGCAGGCCACACAAAGGGCTTATAGTTACGCTCACGGAGTTTGTTGTATATGGTAAAGGTTGTTTGAGGAGTACCCAGGAACATAATCCTGCTGTCCTTTTTAGGAGTCAGGATGGATTCACATTCTGTAACAAGCTGCAGGAGTTTTTCTCTTTGCAGTTCTGTCATAGAGTTGTTAGGCACTTCCACGTCATCAAGAACCATTAGGTCAGCACGAGAACCCGTTAGCTGACCCGTAATACCCACAGACTTAACAGAAGGAGCCTGGTGAGGTTTAGCAGGACCCACATCAAAGCTAACCCTAGACCAGCGTTGATCATCTGACTTGGGTTTAAGGTGAGCCAACCAATCAACCTCAAGAATCAATCGTTGACAAAAGATTGAAAAGGAATCAGCTCTATCCTTAGAAGCTGATACCACCATAATCTTTTTATCAGGATCATTAAACAATGTCCAAAGAACAAAGGCAGCTGTAATCCAACTCTTACCCACACCACGAAAGGCTTGGATCTGAAGACGCTTAGGACCATTTTGAAGATACTCAGCAATGCAAAGCTGGGCTCTTGTTGGGGGTGGAAGATTTAGGTGGGTCCAAACAGCTGTAAGAAAATACCTGAAGTCATTCTTCAGCTGAGTCTCGATTGTGTTTTGTGTAGTCATGGTAAATGCGGATTTCATCTAAGCCTTCTACTTCAGAGGGTTTAGATTCAATGGTGTAGGTAGGCAACTCAAGAGCATCCATTTCTTTATGGTACTCTTCAATGGCCTTATCTACAGTTTCACGAGTAACGTATTCAATGTAAAGCGGCTCTAGATACAGGAGTATCCAAACTGCTATCCAACGGTAAGTTTTAGGAACTGCATAAGCAATTTCACGAAACCGCTCTAGAAAGAGCTGTGAGGGGTCGAAAGCCTCATTCATGATAGGATGTACCTAAAAAGGGTTAGAGGCACCTTGTAGGAGCTTGTAGGTGCCTCTGAGAGCGTTTCTATTTAATGTGCGAAAGGATGAGTTGCTCTCTATGTGGATTAGCCCCAAATGTTTTTCTCATCCATTGTAGCCAGTTATTTGATCCTTTGTCCTGATTACACTTACGGCAGCTTGGTACGAGGTTGCTTGTGAGATCCTCACCACCAAAGCAGCGAGGACGAACATGGTCAAGTGTAAGTTCATGTAATTCATAGGTTTCTCCACAATAAACGCATTGACAGTTGAAGTGTTCCTTGATGGCTCTTCTCCAGAGCCTCTTTGCTTCTGGACTTGTCATGGTTATTAGGTTTTGAAGGTAGTGTTCAGGACTTGGGAGCAAGGGAGTCATTGCATTAAGAAATCTTTAATTTCCCTCTGTTTCTGGCTCTATTTTTTGACGGGTCTTCCCGGACGAACGTGCCTTTGGTGGTTTGGGAGTAATCTTTTCCTCCTTTACCGTAATTGCCGTCTTCTCTTCGGGCTCGGTTGTGCTTGACTCGGTAGTCTTTGTTAATTTGGAGTTTGTTACGTTCCCGATTCTTTGCGTTTTTATTACGCCGAGAGGCTGCATTATCGCGGTAATTTTTCGCACTTTTAGATAGTTGGTTATATGGAAGTTTTTTAGGAGCCATTATCGGGTAACTGCTTTTTGAACGGCATCAAAATCAATGGTGGGCATCAGATTAGCTAGATTACTCAAGGCAGAATCATTGATAGCCACACCAGTGATATCGTTTTTAGTAAGCCAATCAGCTGCTGCTTTAAGATCAGCAGTAGTAGCTTCACCTGATTTAATACGCTCTAAAAACTCTTGTGTAATAAGTTGGTGAAGTTCATTAAATTGATCTTCACTGGCGCGTTTTTTAGCCATGACGCATTACAATTTGATCTAGTTTGTTCTCAATACGAACCATGTGATCTTCCATTTTTTGCAATGCTGCTGATAGTTCTTCACGCTGTACATACTTCTCAGCAATACGAAGTTCAACACGATCAATACGTTGATCAACTTCCATAACACGATTATGTAGTCTAGCGTGAACAGCTATAATTCCAGTAAAGGCTGCAATAACGGCAGAGACGGCTGCTTCAATCATTTTGCTGCATGATACGAATCAATTTTTGTGCGTAAATTGGATCCGTAGCATAACCTTCTGCCTTTAGAAGATAAGCACAGTCCTCACGAGTGGAAGCGCGGTTAACACCTTTATACCCTTTATAGTCTTTATACCATTCAGTGACAAGGTGATTAACGCAATCAAACGGTGTTGCAAAATCTTTAAAGGATGCTTTAATGGTGACAGGACCATTACCGTAATCTTCCCAGGTAGTCTTAACTGTGCCTGGTCCTTTGATACCAAAGAAGTTGTTCTTACCGCTTAATGCGGTGCCATATGCAGACTCAAGCGCCCATTGGGCTGCCACAACCTCAGGAAACTTAGCTCCAGCTGCAGCTGCTGCTGCTTCAATACCCTCCCAGGTATTGCTGAATGCTTGTGTTGGGACTTTAGGTGGAGGCAATCTCCACAGCTGTACCCATTCCTGAGAATCAGAAAGACCCCCCTCACCCAAGAGTTTCTCAAGGGCTTGGAGGGCTTTAACCTGATTAGGCAGACCTTTGTAATACTTGGCTACATCAGTCAGCCGGATAGTCATTTGAGGGTGTCTTTAATACGTTGGATCTGATCGTCCTCTTTACGCAGAGGCTTGAGTGCATTCACAGCACCGAGCAGAAGTTGAACAAGGCTATTCTCCTTGAGTTTGCTGGTACCAACAATTTCAGAACCAAGAAACAAACCAAGAAAGATCAGCGTTTCATACGAAAGCTTAAGGCCAAGGATGGTAATCATAGGAATTACAGGGTAAGGGTATCTTCACCAGTAGCGCCGAAAACGCCGCTACCAGTTACAGCTGTACCAGAGGTAACAAAATCAATCACAGGGGTATCTGAGGAAGCCCCAGCAATGGAGGAGCCGCCTTCCCAGTTATTGAACTCGGGACTGGTAACGTATTGAGCAAGCTGCTCAGTGGACTCTGTGAGGCTCAGGAAGGCTTCCTTATCGTTGCTCATGGACCGAATCAAGGAACGACGCTCAAGGACGCTCTGAGGGGCAGCTAGGCCGGTCTCAGAGGCACGAGTGATGTACCAATCGGTTTGAGAGAGGAGGGAGCCAGCTGTTTGCTTGACCTGAGCTGTCCATTGCTCCACAAGTTGGGTATGGTCCTTAGGAATGCCTGCATCCCAATAGAACCTCTGGTCGTATGCCTGAACGGGGTCCGGGACTTCTACGATGCCAATCGCTTCACGCTCTTCAAAAGTGGACAAGCGGAGCCAGTTTGCCGGGAATTGACGGCCATCTTCAGTTGTAAAGGCACTATCTAGTGCCAAAGGTTTTTCATTTAAGATAAACATAGTTCTCCGTATTAGGCTTGTTCACTACTCACCTGGCGCGGGCGTAATTAAAGGGTGACTCGGCCACTGCAAAGTAGATGTAGGTACTTGAGGAAACGTTGCCCCAGCTAGGAGTGGCACGTAACTTAAAGCCGTTGGAAAGGATGTCGAAGTTTTCTCCAGTAGTTTCTGCGTCACTCAAATCGGCAAACAAACCGTTTGTTGCTGTGTTGTATGTGTTTCGACTTGAGTCAAACATCGCCCAGTTTGATGTCGAGCTAGTCCTTTTCAGCAGAACAAATCTGGGTCGGAAGCCAGTGAAAATAAACGGACCATCGCTGGATCCGTTGCCCGTGTAGCTGCCCATTGCAGAGTACCCGGATACTGGGGCGAAGCAGTAAGCAACAAACGTGCGTCCACTTCCATTTGTGTTGCTCTCATTGCCAAGCGTAAAGACCGTTGATGTTGGTGCGGTGTCGTTCCAAGAAGCACTGGATGTGGATGCCGCGCTAGTTGTGTTTAAACCCTCCATCACCTTTGTTGGACCTAGCGCACCGTGATAAACCATCCAGTTTGCAACTGACGCACCAGTTCTTGTTTTGACGATGATCATGCCTTTGTCGAGACCCACAAGGCCGCCGTGGCCGACAGTCGCGCCTGAGGTGCCATTGCCGCTGTACGTGACAATCGAGAACCCCGCACTAGCATTAGCCCTCACCTGACTAGAGATGGAGCCTTGGTTGTTTGATGAAGTTGTTGTTCCTCCGTCAAACGCCCAGCCAACGTATGTATAACCGCTTTGGTTGACAGAACCAATGCCCGCGTTATCCGTGCCAAGAGAGAAGCCCGTTGAATCAAACGAGGTCAGCGATGCAGTTGACGATTCGGACGCTTCTGCGTTGGTGGCATTGCTGGAAAGCGTTTTACCAGTGCCACGCACAACGTCATAGAGAGAGTGCGAGCCTGTGCTGCTGCGTTGCTTGATCCATACAAAGTCTGGGCTCATGCCTCCTGTAAGGGTTATAGATCGGGCGCTGTTATTGCCAGTCCACAAGGCAACATCCATCACACTCGAACCCTTTGTGACTGATGGGGTGGGCAGGTTTGCTGTGCAGAGTGCTTTGAAGCCGCTGGGGGCGGTGTAGGCGAAGGCGCGTTGGCCGAAGTTGATCGAAGAAGTCCCAGATCCATCGAACGCCAGCATTGGAAAATACGTCAGGCTCGTGCTAATGCTTGTGTAGGCAGCATTTGTTCCAGCGGCTGGGTCTCCGCTTGCTTGCCAAGTACCGTTTTTACTAAACCAAAGCTTTCCATTAGTCGCATCAAAAGCGACACCAATAACGTCACCCGCTGTAAAACTATTACCGTACGAGGCACTAGAGCCGTTGTTGTAC